ATAAGTGACTTTGAAATAGAGAATTATCAATCACACCCAACAATTAAAGCACCATTATCAAATTAATATGAAAACAGAAAAGGAAATTTTAGAAAAATACGAAGAAATGTTAAAAAATACTGAATTATTAATGGATAAAGTTAGAAATCCTGATAAATATAATGATGTGAATATTGATAACATTCACGAACATATTAATTATGAAAATGAACAACATCAAATGAATGCGTTAATTAAATGGGTTTTAAATTAAGTTATGAAAAGTCCATTAACAGGAAAAGAAATGAAATTAATGTCGGAACCATCCACATTAAGATATAAAGGAAAAGAATACGATGTGATACACCACTTCTACCTATGTGAATTAACAAACGAAGAATTTACAACAACAGAGTTGGATGATAAGAATTTAGAAGAATTATATAAACAAATAAATTAAAATTATGTGGGATATAGTAGTAATACAAAAAGAAGGTGAGAATTATATAGTAATGACACCAAATGGTGATGTACATTGTATATCAGAAGAAACATTTCAAACTTTTGAAAGAAATAACAGAGTCAGTTATGACCCTGAACATAAAAAAATGTAATTAATATGCCTGAATATGCAACAATTAGAACAGATAAATCAATATTTCTAGTTTCACCACCAAAACAAGTTGGTGGTTATAGATTAGGAAATAAGAAATCAGATTATATACAATTTAATCTAAATTATAAACCTAAATGGTTACATAGACAATGTATGAGAATATGTTTAGGTTGGTATTGGTTTGACGATTTAAATAATACTTAATATTTATAATTAAAAATGAACCATAAAGATTATGATAATTTACAAAAATTTTATAAATCAGCAACCAAGATTTTTGTATTTACTGTAGTATTTTCTTTAATTTTGATTAGTATTTTCTTAATTAAATTAAATAAATAAAATAAAAGCGTATGATAAATACGCTTTTTTTGTTTTTATGAATATTTATAATAAAACAAAAAATTATGCCAAGAATAAGTGATATACATAGCATTATAGTAGCCGCTGAAAATGCTAATCTTACAGCACACACATATACTGAGATATATGGCGGTACACCTGGATGTGTCGCAATAATTAATGGTGTTACGGTTCAAGTAGCTAATTCTTCTAATATTCCAATTTGGATTAGAAGTATTAGTGGAGGTACTGGTTGTTATCTATTAGGTGAAAATAAGAATGTTTTTACTGGTAGCCCAGATTTAGGTTAAAATTATAATAAATAAAAATATTAAATATGAAAAATAAAAACATAATTAGTCCAGTTGGCCTTAAAGGTAATCAAATCAACGAACGTATGAAAGAATTGATGGGTATTTCATCAATTAACGAAAACAAATCTAACATTGTAGTTGAATTAACTAAAATGGGTCCTGATGGTAAAGCTTATGCAATCGTAAGAGAAAACCATGAATACTACATCAAATCAACGACAAAAACTTCAGGATTAATTGCTGAAGATTTCAAGTATATTGGTGGATTACAAAACAAAAAACAAGAAGCTTATCCTTCATACGCAAAAGCTATTAAACACTTAAATTTAAGATTTAATAGTCTTTCAGAAGCGTTTAATTCAGACGAAAAAATCAACACATTCTTAGACGATAATTTATTGGCTGAAAATGGTTTTGCTGGTGGTTTTCAACAACACACTAGTGGATTTTCTGGTGGTGGTAATTTAGAAGGTAATTCTGCCTTATATGAAGAAGAAACTGAAGAAGAAGGTGAAATTGATGGTTTAACTGAAGAAGAAGCTAAAAATAACCCATGGGCTATTTGTACTGCTAGTGTTGGTAGAGAAGATAAAGAAAAGTACGAAGCTTGTGTTACTGATGTTAAAAAACAAAAAGGTATCAAAGAAGAATTAGTTGGTAATCAAGATAAATTAGATGCTGATAAAGATGGTGACATCGAAGCTGATGATTTAGCTGATTTAAGAGCTAAAAAAGATGATAAATTAGATGAAATTCAACAAGCTGTTGAAGACATGTTAAATGAATCATGGATGGACGAAGAATTGACAGGTAATCAAGATAGAATTGATATGAACAAAGACGGTAAACTTAGTGATATTGATTTTGAAATGTTACATAACATGGAAGAAGGTATGTATGAAGAAGAATCAGAAATGGGTCAACAACAACAACAACAACCAATATCTAATGCTGAATTATGGGATATGATTGATAATATGTCAGCTACTGATTTTATACAGTTTCTTAAAGATGCTGGTAGTGATATCAAATCTAAAGTTATGAGTATGATTTCTTCAGGTGCTGATAAAACTAGAGATTACTTAAATCAAAGATACCCAGAAAATGAAGGTTCACTTTATGAAGGTAAATTATCTATCAAAAAAGCTATTGATAAAATGGATGCTCTTATTGATGGTCTTTCAGACCCAAAAAAAAAAGTAAAAACTCAAAAGTAAACGAGGGAAAAAAATATAAGTTGAAGCTGCCTGCACCTGCAGGCAATGCTCCAGCTGAACCTGCTATGCCACCTATGGCACCAGAAGCAACAGCACCTGCCGATGATTTAGATTTCGGTGGTGAAACTCCAACAGAACCAACACCAGAAATGCCAGAAGCACCTGCAGATGATAAACCATTTGATAAGGAGCCTTTTGATGCTGGTATTGATGTTGATGAGGAATCTGACCCTAAAAAATTCATTGAGAAATTAAGTGGTAAGATTGGTCAATCATTAAGAGACTACACAGAAAAACAAGGTCAACCTGACTTTGAATTAGAAAAATTTGCAATTAATTCATTGGTTTCAGCAACTCACACTTCTGAAATGGATGAAGAAGATAGAAATGACATAATCAAAAAAATTAATAAAGCTGGCGAAAATGATTCAGAAAATCCTAGTATGGATGATGATAGTAACAATGATGATTTCGGAGATGATAACGGTGATGGGGATGGAGCTGACTTTGGTGGAACTTCTCAGGATTCTGGGGATGAAGAGCTTGATGAAATTAAAATATTTGAAAATGAAAATATTTTCTTAAAACAACCTAAAAAAATGAGTATTTTTGCACCAGAAGGTAGTGAAGAGTTTATGGAAGAAAATAGACTTGATGAAAAGAAACCATGTTGGACTGGTTACAAACAAGTCGGTATGAAGGAGAAAAATGGTAAAGAAGTACCTAATTGTGTGCCTATTAATGAGAATTTAGATGAGGGTAATGGTTTATGGGATAATATGTGGGATAAAAGAGCAAGAGGTGAATCACCAGCAAAACCAGGTGATAAAGGTTATCCAGATAAAAAACAATGGAATAAACTAACCAAAGAAGGGGAAGACGAATCAAACAATTATATGTTTTGGTTAAACCTTAAAGGTATTCACGATGATGCAATAGAAATATTACATATGGATAATTCAAAAGTAGATGCTTTAATCGCTGATGGTCATCAATGGGCTTTTGAACACCTTGTAACATCTAAAGATGATATTGAAGAAGTTTATCATTTCTTGGAAGGAAACTTAGAAGGTAATGAAACTATGATGAGTGAAAATATGGGTGAATCAAACAATTATATGTTTTGGTCTAGTCTTAAAACTATTGCTCATGCATCTGGTGAATTATTAAAAATGGATAAAGGTGCTGTTGATAATATACTTTCTGATGGTCATGGTTGGGCTTTAGACCATATTGCTACTGCTAATGATGATATGGAAGAAGTTTATCATTTCTTGGCAAATACATTAAATGCTTATAATGGTGATACTGAAGATGGTTATGAAGATGAACATGGAAGTGTTGAAGGTGATAATCTTTATGAAGGTAAATATGATGGAAAACCGTTAGGAAAACCTATGAAAGGTGATGTTAAGAAATTTAAAGTTTATGTTAAAAACGCTAAAGGTAATGTAATAAAAGTTAATTTTGGTGACCCTAATATGGAAATTAAAAGAGATAACCCTGAAAGAAGAAAATCTTTTAGAGCTAGACATAAATGTTCACAAGCAAAAGATAGAACAACACCTAAATATTGGTCATGTAAAATGTGGTCAAAAACACCTGTATCAAAATTAGTTGGTGAAAACTTGGTTAATTTAGAAAAATTTAGTATATTTGACAAAAATACATTAAAGTCTAAATTACACGAAACATTTAATCAAGAAAATATGTCAGAACCATTAGTAACACCAATAGTTAAACCAACAACAAAACCTGCTCCAAGCAGAAGAAATAAACCGTTTACAATAGAACCAGATTCTATCCCTCAACCAGACCCAAAAGCTTTGAATGAAGGTAAATTTGATTACGAGACTTATCACAAAACACTTTCTAGTGCTTTAGATGAAGTTAGATTCTATGTGGTTAAAAGAGGTTTTGATGAGATAGAATTTAATATGAACGATGTTCAACATGTTGGATATGGTCATACTGAAAGATTACATAAAGAATTAACAAAAAACGGTAAGCCGTTAAGACAATCTATAAATATTCAAATTTATAGAATGGATAGTGGAAATTATGAATTAAATATGTATATAGCGTAATGAAAGAGTATTTTTTAGTTTATATAAATAAAATTGGTATGAATCATAAAGGTAATTTATTATATGAATTTATCTTTTCAGATACAACAAAAAATGTTGATGGTGATAATTGGGATACATACCCAGCATCTGGTAGACCAGAACCACCACATTCAAATTTTATTAAAAAAGTAGGTATGCTTGAAACTGAAATGATATTTGAATTAATTCAAGATAGTGATACACTAGCTGTATGGGATGCTGTTGATGGAATAATTGCTTTGGGATATGAAAACATAAATGATTATGATACATATCCAGAATCAAGACTTCATTTTCATTTTGGTGACCCAATAAAAAAAATTGAAGATGCGTTATATGAAAAAGATTTAATATTACAATATACAAAACAAACAGCAAATGAAAACAAATAAAATACAAGAAGTTGATGTTATCGTGAAAAACGCTAATGATGTAAAAACATTGGCATCGACAAATTCTTTGGATAAAAATTCTAAAATTTACGTTGACCCGACAGCTAAACCAGGTGCTGTTACGGAAGAAGATGAAATGTTAGAACCTGAAGCTATAATTACACCTCAGGATGATGCAACTATCAAATATCTTTCTAACGTTAGAGATAAAAAAACAGGTGAAATATCACAACCATTTACTATTGCTGATAAAAAATATCAAATGGTAAGAGGTATAAAACCTTCTAAAGAAATAGTAATGGCTGTATTTTGTCATGACGAATTAAATGAATCTGGTGAAAATGTTATTCACCCAATAGAACACTTTGAAAAAACCATTGTACAACCTATAATGGAAAAAGAAGCTATGATGCAACAAGAAGTTATGTTTGGTAATGATATTGAAGAAAAGGTTAAACCTAAAGTTGAATCTAAAAAGGAACAAGAATCATTAAATCTTTCTGAATTCAAACATTATTTGGTTAATGAAAAATCTGGTAAATTCAGAAAATTCAAAAATATTGTTGAATTAGCAGCAGCTGTTATGGATAAAGAAGAAAAATATATGCCAATAAAAGAATTTAGGAAATTCTTTGAAAATAGGGTGTTTGGTGGTAAGAAAGAAACAGAAATGAATTTAATGGAAGTAGCACCTACTGGTGAAGAAACCGATGAAGAAATGAATGCCAAAGCTAAAAAACTTATGGTTATGATTAGTAAAAGAATCCCATCAAATGTTATTGAAACTATTAAGACACCTGTTGCTAAAAGAGAAGTAATCGCAGCTTTTGCTGAATTGATTGGTGTTCCAAGACAAGGATTACCTAGTTTAATTAATGGTTTAAAAGATTTGGCTAAAACTAAATCAACATCTCCAGTTGCAGCACCAGGTACAGCACCAACAGCAGGTGGACTACCACCAGAAAATCAATTAGCACCAGTTGGTGTTGCTGAAAGAAAAGTTATAACAAAAGCAAAATTAACTGAAAGCTTATCACAACCAAAAGTAATAAAAACAATAAAAGTAAAAGATATAAAATAATGGCCGATTATAGAAAAATAGCTGAAGAAGCATTAAGAAAAGCAAAAGAAGCAAAAGGACAAACACCAAAAGTTTTAAATGAAAGTTTGGTATATCCTGAAGGTTTAGAAGAAAGAATGCATCCTATATTAGAAAAAGAATTAGTTAATCAAAAAACTTCTTTAGGTAAACACCCTATATTTCCAGAAGGTGATGAAAATTCTTTTGAACAAAAAATTATGGGTGATAGATTTAATGAAGTTGCTAAACGTTATAAAACAGCACATAGTACCAATTCAATTGATAAAGCAAAAGCTATGCTTGAATTATTTCCATTGGTTAAAAATACAATGCAAATAGAAGAAGAGCATAAAAAAGAATTAGAAGATTTAGCCGTTAAAATTATTCGTGAAGAATTTGATATGGATGAAAGTGCTGTTGAAATAGAAGCAACACTAACACCAAATATCAATATAGAAGGAACCAAAAAAAATCCAACACCAGTAAAAAGTGAAATGGAATTTAAAAACCATGATGAGATTGTTGATAGTAAAGATGAAGTTTATAAAAGAAGATTTGTAAATGCAATGATTCAAGGTGCTTCTAAAAAATGTAATCATATGTTTCATATGGTACAAGATGAATTAGCTGAATTAGACCCTAAATTAAGCAACTTATATTCAAAAATGATGTCCACTGCCGATTATATGTATTACATCATTCCTGACATGGAAAATGGGGTTAATGGCGGTGTTGTTAGAGTTGAGTTTCCAACAAAGAATAATCCTAAGGTTAAAATAATTGCACAAGCAATGGTTTTTCCAGTTCTTATTCATGAATTGGTAAAAGGTGTAATGGAAATTTTATCTGCTAAGGGTTTACCTAAAGATAAAATGGGTAAATTTGTAATTGATAAAGCTGATTATTTAGCTGCAGAACCATGGGATATGAGAATAGGTCCAGCATTATGGTCTAGATTTACTGATGCTTTTGATGCAGAAGATTTTTCTTTAAAACATCATGTTTGGAGTGATTTAGTTGTATTACCACCAAAAGAATTTAATCCTAAGATGAAAGAAATAATGGCAGGTACAAAAGAAGGTAAAAAAATAATAAAAGATTTAATCAAAGAAATAAAATTAGATATGCAGAGAGATGAATTTGAGGAATCAATGTCTGGTATAGATGATGAAATTAATGATAAAATTGAAGGTTATGATTGGAATGAATTAATGGGTGATTCCGATGATGATATTGATTCAGAAGATGGATTTGATGTCGATGATTTATTCAGTTAAAAACACTTAAGAGGCTCCTATACGGGCCTCTTTCTTTTTGATATATTGTGTTTTCTGATGTTAACACATATTTATTATAAAAAGAAATTATGAATTTAACTAGTAATGAAATTCTTAAAGAATATACAAAGGGGTTAGTTAACCCTACATACGTTATTGAAACATATTTAGAAACTTTTGATAAAACACAAGAGGGTTTTGTACCTTTTCAATTATTCCCTAGACAAAAAGAAATTATTCGTGCATATGAGGCACATAGGTTTAATTTAGTAACAAAACCTAGACAGGCTGGAGTATCTACAACCACAGCTGCTTATATGGCTGTTAAAGTTGGTTGGGCTGATTCTGAAAACCCTGAGAATGTTCTAATTATTGCAAATAAGCAAGAGCTAGCTTTTGAGTTTTTAGCAAAGATTAAAGATTTCCTTTCACAACTACCTAGATGGGTTTGGGGTGATGAATACTACGGAAATGAAAAAAAGGAATCAAAATCAATATTCCTTACAGATTCTAAAAAAGAAATTAAATTACCTAATGGTAGTCGTGTTAAAGCGGTTGCAACATCTAAAGATGCACTTCGTGGATTTACACCTACATTCCTTATCATGGATGAGGCTGCTTATATTGATAATGGAGCTGAAGTATTTGGTGCTGCACTTACTGCACTAGGTACAGGGGGTAGAGCAACACTTATTTCCACACCAAATGGTATGGATTCACTATACTACAAAACATATGACCAAGCTAGAACCAAAAAAAATAACTTTAATGTTATTGAAATGAAATGGTATGAGGATTTGCGTTATAATAAAGACCTTAGATGGTATAAAGATGATTCAGTACAACAAGAAGTAATATTCACATTTGAATCGTATAAAACAATGCTTGATGATGGTTGGAAACCAAGTTCAACATGGTACGAACAAATGTGTATGGGTATGAACAACGATGTTAAGATGATTGCTCAAGAGCTTGATGTATCTTTTATTGGTTCTGGGGGTAACGTTATCAACGAAGAATTTATTGAATACCAAGAAAAAAATAATGTTAAAGAACCATTATATGTTGAAGGATTAGAACATGAAACATGGATATGGGCAATACCTGAAGAAGGTCACCAATATGTTATGGGTTGTTTACCTCCAGATGAAAAAGTTTTAACTGATAGTGGGTTAAAAAACATACAAGATGTTGATATTACCGATAAATTAATTAGTGAAAATGGTGATTATGTAGATATAATTAATAAACAAATTTATCCAGTTATTGATGAGGATATTTTTGAGATTCAGATGGATAACACTTTTAGAACAACTACTTTTACAAAAGAACACCCAATATTAATTAGTAAACCAAATTTAAAGAGGAATTATAATAAGACTCACGATAAATACAATTTAAACCAAAGATTTTGGAATTTTGATTTTGATTATGTTAGAATGGAGACGGTTAGAGTTGGTGATTGGGTGAGAGTACCTAACATATATAAAAAAGAGAATACTAATTTTTTAGATGATAAATGGAAAATTTCTAACGATATTAGATGTGATTTTGAGGTTGACTCACCGTTACTAGATGAGGATTTTTGGTGGTTTATTGGTATGTGGTTAGGTGATGGTTGGTTAGGTCATTATAATAAAGATTCGTATACAATTTCAATATGTTTCGATAAATCACACCATTCTTATATCGAGAAATGTGAGAGTATAATTAAAAAATTATTTAAACGTTCACCATCATTTATAGATAAAGGTACTACTTTTGAGGTTGTGTTTAATTCTAAATTTTTATACCATTTTATATTAGAGAATTTTGGTCAATATTCTACTGGTAAAAAGATAATAGAATGGGTTAAATTAATTCCAAATAATTTTAAAAAGGAATTAGTTAGGGGTTATTTTGATAGTGATGGGTGTTGGATTAAAATCGTTAAGAACGGAAAAACAAATTCTAAAGTAAGTTTTGTAAGCGTAAATTTAGAACTATTAGAATCAGTACAAGATATAATATTTTCGTTAGGTATCATATCAACATTAAATAAATTACGTAATTCTAAAATTACAGAAATTTGTGGTAAAGTGTGTCAGCAAAAAGAAGCGTATAATTTAACATTAGGTAATCACGATAGTTTAGACTTGATTAAATTGATTTATAAATCAGATGATATCAAATTAAATAAATTTAAGATTAACGAATTTAATACAATAAATAAAAGACCTATTAGTTCTTGTCATTTTGACGATACAAAAGATAACATATATTTTAGAGTTAAAGGTATTAATAAAACTAAATACACTGGTAATGTTTATAATTTTGAATGTGAAACACATACCTTTATGTGTCACCACATAACAACACATAATTGTGATGTATCTAGGGGTGATGGTGAAGATGCTTCTACAATCGTTGTAGTTGACGTTACGACAATGGAACAGGTTATGGAATATCAAGGTAAAATTCAACCAGATTTACTTGCTCAAATTGTAGAACAATACGGTGATTTATATAAAGCTTATACTGTAGTCGATGTAACTGGTGGTATGGGTGTATCAACAGTATTAAAATTACTCGAATTCCAATACAAAAGACTTCACTACGATAATGCCAATGGTAAAATTCTTTCTGCAAGACAAAGAGAATTATCGTCACATGGTAAAGTAGATAAAATACCAGGTTTTCATGCAACTAGTGTCCGTGTACCTATGATTTCAAACCTTGAATATCAAATTAGAACTAACGGTATTAAAGTACGTTCAAGTAGAATGGTATCTGAAATGAAAACATTTATTTTTAAAAATGGTCGTCCTGACCACATGGAAGGATACCATGATGATTTACTTATGGCTATTGGTATGGCTTTGTGGGTTATTGAACATTCATTTAAAAATTTAGAAAGACTTGAAAAACAAACCAAGGCTATGTTAACTAGTTGGGTTGCTGGTGGTACGGATAACCCTGTAACTACACCTATGCCTGGTGATGGTTTTGTGTCAGTGGCAAATAGACATGTTGTGGCAAATAAATCACCTAAATTTAACCCCGTTGTTTCTAAAAACATGCAAGACCCAACAGGTAAATACATGTGGTTATTTAGTGGTTCTAGATAGAAAACCCTTTAATTTTCAAATAAATACATTATAATTAAAATAAAAAATATGGCAACAAATAAAAATTTAACAGTATTTCAAAGACTAGGACAAATCCTAGGTCCAGATGCTGCAACAAAAACACAAATTAAGCAAACACAAAAATATAATATTGGTAAAGGTGAATTACTAAAAACCGATAATAAAGCTGAATTTGAACAAGCTAAATTACAAGCACAACAAAGCAAATATTTAGGTCAAGTATGGAAAAAAGTTGAGAGTGGTTTATTCCAACAATCAATGAATTATGAAACAACTCGTATTGGTTCTTATTCAGATTTTGAAGCTATGGAATTTTATCCTACAATTGCAGCTGCTTTGGATGTAATGATGGAAGAATCGACAACCCTTAATGATAAGGGTAAGATGATGAATATTTATTCTGATAGCAAACGTGTTAAAAGTATTCTAGAAGACTTATTTTTTAATAGATTAGATTTGCATACAGCATTACCAATGTTTACTAGAAATACATGTAAATACGGTGATAATTTTGTTTATATGAATATTGATGAGAAACATGGTATTATGGGTGGTAAACAAATGCCTAACTATGAAATGGAACGTAGAGAATCTGGATTATTTGATATGATATCAGGTAGAGAATTAGCTCATAGTGAAGAACAATCAGCTGGTGATAAAGTTAAATTTTTCTGGAGAGGTCGTGATATTGAATTTAATTCATGGCAAATTGCTCACTTTAGACTTTTAGGTGATGATAGACGTTTACCTTATGGTACTTCAGTATTGGAGAAAGCTAGACGTATTTGGAAACAACTTATACTTTCTGAAGATTCAATGCTTGTTTATCGTGTTACTAGAGCTCCAGAGCGTAGAGTATATAAAATATTTGTCGGTAACATTGATGATGCCGATGTAGAACAATATGTAAACCAAATTGCGGACAGATTTAAGCGTATGCCTATTACTGACCCACAAACTGGACAAATTGACCTTAGATACAATATGATGTCTAATGACCAAGATTTCTTTATTCCAGTTAGAACTGAAGACGCTCCAAATCCAATTGATGTGTTACCTGGTGCTAGTAACCTAGACCAAATTGCTGATATAGAATATTTACAAAGAAATTTATTTACTGCTTTACGTGTCCCTAAACCTTTCTTAGGATTTGAAGAAACATCAGGTGATGGTAAAAATCTAGCTATCCAAGATATTCGTTTCTCTAGAACTATTAATCGTATTCAACAATCAATGATTCAAGAACTTAATAAAATAGCTATTGTTCATTTATATATCTT